GTATTGTAGGTCTATATTAATGCCATCAATAGGTATATCACTGTCAATAAACAACATTAAAAATTTATTATCAAGCGGTTCCTCTGGTGGTATAGGGTTTTGGGATGCAGATACAGCAAATGTAGTTTATGTCGTCGATAACGGTGGCTTGGATGCAAGCAAAACGTCTGGAGCCAATCAATGGGGTGATAGTATTTCTGTGACTTCTGTTACGTTGACTTCGGTAGATCAATACGAGATTGATATAGAAGTCGTTACAAAAGAAAGTGGAGCGCGAGATAACTTCGGTATTCTGGTTACATCCGCTGTAGGAACAGTTCCTGGGAATGGGTATCTTGTGCAACAGTCGGCAGGTAGCCACTACGGCAGACAGCCAGAAGGAAGCTTGTCTAATGGTGATATTGTCACGATACGGTTTGATGGACCAAATTCAGAATTGAAAGTGTTTGTCAACAATGTTCAGTTCTCAACAACTCAATCAATCGACAACACACAGTCTTATTATTTCACAATGAACAACTACGGGATAAACAACCTCGCACGGATTAGAGAAGAGATTTATGCACCTGCGGCTGGATTTACAAAGATTTCTGCATCATAAAACACCAATAAAACAAAGAGAAAATACATGAAACTAATCACAGAAATGGTAGAAGAAGTTCAATACCTCGCCGAAGAAAACGATGAAGGTGAAAAAAGCTATTACATTGAAGGTATCTTCATGCAAGCTAACAAGCCTAATCGCAACGGAAGAATTTACCCTAAAGAAATTCTCGAAAGAGAAGTTGAGCGTTATAATAAAGAATATGTTAAAAAGAATCGCGCATACGGCGAACTTGGGCATCCACAGGGACCTACAATTAATTTAGAGCGTATATCACATCTTATCAAAGAAATTCGTGTAGACGGAAACAATTTCATTGGTAAAGCTAAAATCATCGATAGCCCATATGGTAATATTGTCAAAAATCTTATCAAAGAAGGGGCAGCACTTGGTGTGTCTTCTAGAGGTATGGGCTCACTAAAGCGTAAGAACGGCATTAATGAAGTTCAAAACGATTTCTATCTAGCTACCGCAGCCGATATTGTAGCCGATCCCTCCGCGCCTGATGCTTTCGTTCAAGGCATTATGGAAGGTGTTGAATGGATCTATACAAACGGTATGTGGTCTCAGAAGGCACTAGACGAAGCTAAAGACGAAATTAATAACGTTTCGAGAAGCGATAGAGAAGCTAAAAAGATAGCCATCTTCGAACGTTTCGTTAATAATCTAAAATAAGAAATATTATAAATAAAAGTAAAGATATCTAGAAGGAGTCTAAAATATGGATAAAGAAAATCTAGACGAGCAGGATAATGATCTTGAAGAAGCAAAGGGCGCGTCCCTAGGAGACGAGTCAGAAGTTCCTGATCCGGCCTCGACTGGTTCTTCAAAAAATCCTGCTGATAAGGATGGAGGCGAAAAGACTCCTGTTAAGCAGGGTAACTCGCCGAAGACCAAAGTAGGAATGATTACTGCAATGGTCGGTAAGATGCATACTATGAAGTCACAGGAAATCAAGGCTGCTTATGATGCAGTTGTGGGTACTGATGGTACTTCTCGCCCAGCGGATAAAAATGGCGGTGAAACCTCTATCATCATGCAGGGCAATTCAAAAATCAAAGAAGCATTGAATCCACTTGGAGCAGAGGACATTGATATCGAGGCTGATATCAAGGCACTTTTTGCTTCGGACGATTCTCTTTCTGAAGAGTTCAAGGCTAAAGCAACTACTATTTTTGAAACTGCTATTGTTACTACCGTTAATGAAGTATTGGCAAGTATTGCTGAAACTGTTGAGAATACTCTTGAGGCGGAATCAACCGAAATCAAAGAGGGTATGGAGCAGAAGCTAGACGATTATCTAGATTATGTAGTAGAAGAGTGGATGAACGAAAATAAGGTCGCAATCGAAGGTGGGCTTCGCGCAGAAATTGCAGAAGAGTTCATGGGAAGTATCAAGAAGGCTCTAGAAGAGCATTATATTGAAGTTCCTGACGATAAGGTTGACGTTCTTGAAGAGCTTTCAGATAAGGTGGATTCTCTAGAAGAATCTCTAGATGCCGAAGTTAAGAAGAATCTTACACTTCTAGAAGAAATCGAAGAGTTCACCAAAGATTCTATTATTGAAGATGTTTCGGATAGTCTTTCGCTTTCCGAGAGTGAGAAGCTACGCGATCTTGCTTCAAACCTAAAATATGTAAATGAAGATGATTATCGCAATAAACTAAACACTCTAAAGGAAAGTTATTTTTCTGACGATGGGGAAATGGATTCTCCGATCACGGGTGATGAAGAGCCACTTACAGAAGAAGTGAAGACACCTACTTATGCTGATCCTGCTATGGCAGGTTACGTAAGAAGTCTAAGCAGACTTTCGGGTAGCTCTAAAAGTGTCTCAAAAGAGTAAATATTATAAATAAAAGCAATACTGCAATAAGGAGTAAATAAAAAATGTTAGTCGAAGAACTAATTAATAAGTGGAATCCAATCCTAGAGCACCCTGATCTTGAGGCTATCTCGGACCCACGTAAGCGCGCGATTACAGCACAGCTTTTGGAAAACCAAGAGATTGCTTCCCGCTCTGGCGGTGGAGACCAAGTATCTCTAACTTCTCTAATCGAGGCTGCACCAACTAACGCGATGGGAGCTTCAAGCTCTACCGCTGGCGATGGCGCAGTAGATATCTATGATCCGGTATTGATTTCGCTTGTTCGACGTTCTATGCCAAATCTAATGTCGTATGACGTTATGGGCGTTCAGCCAATGACTGGCCCTGTTGGTCTAGTATTCGCGATGCGTTCACGTTATGTTAATCAGACTGGCAAGGAAGCTCTCTTCAACGAGGCTAATACTAACTTCTCTGCTACTGCCGCTGGTAACACCGCGCACCAGTCTGCAAACTCGCAGTACAGTGTTTCAACTTCTAGTGATCCTACTGCTGCTGGTTACGGTTTCCAGGAAGGCTTCTCTACCGCATTCGGTGAAGCTCTAGGTGATGGTACTGGTAACCATTATCAAGAAATGGCAATGAGCGTTGAAAAGGTTGCAGTAACCGCCCGCGAGCGTGCTTTGAAGTCAGAGTACACCGTTGAGCTAGCTCAGGATCTTAAGGCTATTCATGGTCTAGACGCTGAAACCGAACTTGCAAATATGCTTTCGGCAGAGCTTCTAGCTGAAATGAACCGCCACGCGATTCGCGCAATCAATGCTACTGCTAGCGCAGGCGCACAAGATAACGTGACTACCGCTGGTACTTTCGACCTTGACGTTGATTCGAACGGTCGTTGGGCAGTTGAGCGCTTCAAGGGAATGCTCTTCCAGATTGACCGTGAAGCTAACGCGATTGGTAAGGCAACCAGACGTGGTAAGGGTAACGTAATGATCTGTTCTTCGGACGTAGCTTCGGCACTAAATGCGGCTGGCGAACTAGATTATACTCCTGCTCTTTCTAACAGACTACAGGTTGATGACACTGGTAACACCTTCGCTGGTGTGACTCGCGGTAATATCCGTGTGTATATCGATCCTTACTTTTCTAGTGCGGCTGGTAAGCAGTACTTCACAGTTGGTTACAAGGGTTCTAATGCCTTTGATGCTGGCTTGTTCTATTGCCCTTACGTTCCACTACAGATGTTCCGCGCAATCGGTGAGAACAGCTTCCAGCCTAAGATCGCCTTCAAGACCCGTTACGGCATGATTGCAAATCCGTTTGCAACTTCTGCTGCTGATGGTGCAGTCGATTCGACTAAGAAGAACGTTTATTATCGCTTGACTGGAGTGAGTAACCTAATGTGATTTAGAACTATAGTTCTACAATCTTATAAATACCCCTGTAAGTTCACTTATGGGGGTATTTTTATGTCTAAAGATATGCTTTAGATAAATAGTTCTATAATAAGAGTGACGATAAGTCACCTAGAATTAGAGGCGCTTTCGGGCGTCTCTTTTTTTATGTCAAAGCTTTCATTTCAGGATATTTTACTTTACCTACATTATAATATTTGTCTAAAAACAGTACAGCAACTTCTAATGCCCATTCAGGATTTCGAAACATATAAGTCTTCACGCTTGAAGGATTTTTCTTCATAACAAGGGCGTAATCCTCAATAGCTTTGCTGTAGACAATTACGGGAAAATACATGCTGGTCCTTTCAATATAAATAGAGTATATCACATATTTAGAAAAAGTCAAGAGGCAAATGGTTACATCACCAGAAAACAAAAATATGCTTTCCCAAACGGGTTTCAAACTCTCCTTTGAGAGACTACCGAATGTGACTTATTTTTCACAATCTTCGGAACTACCCGGCATAACATTGGGAAGTATAACTTATAATAATCCACTTCATGACTACCCTATAGCGGGAGAAAAGTTGACATTTGAACCTTTTAATGTTACCTTTAGAGTAGATGAAAATATGACCAACTTCTTAGAATTGTATAATTGGTTGGTAGGTATTGCAGGGGTTGAGTCGTCAGAAGAACGAAGACTTTATGAGTTAGAATCTAGAAACAATTCGATATATTCAGATGCTACCTTAATTGTTCTAAGCAGTAAATATAATGCAAATCTGAAAATCAAGTTCAAGGATCTTTTCCCCGAATCAATAACCAGTCTTAGATTTGAAAGTACCGCTTCTGATATTGAGTATCTAGAATGTACCACAACTCTTAGATATAGGAACTATACTATAGAAAGGCATACTTGATGAAAATTGAAGACATTATGGAACATTGGAAAAATGATGCAAGAATTGACGAAATAAATCTTGATACTGCAAGCCTTGATATACCTAACCTCCATGCAAAATGGCTACAGGTTAGAACAAAGGCTAAGGGAAAACTATATTCCCTTGAAACTAAACGTAAGCGTCTCACCAAAACTCTCCATGAGTACTATAGAGGCAATCTAAATAATCCAGAAGACTTAGCAGAGATTGGGCGTCAGCCCCTACTAAGCAAACCACTAAATTCCGAAACTTCTATGTACGTCGATGCGGACGATGAAATGATTGATATCAATCTTAGAATCTCCGCACAGAGAGAAGTTGTAGAAGTTCTTGACGAAATAATGAAAAGTTTAAATAATCGTAACTGGGTAATCCGCAACGCGATAGAGTATCGGAAGTTGACACATACATGATTGAAATAAAAGATTACAACGAAGCGTATATACAGATAATATCCGACAAGGGTACAGCAATGGAACTGAGTGATCGGTTTTCATTCTATGTCCCCGGCTACAAATTTATGCCAAAATATAAAAACACCGCTTGGTCTGGAAAAATATATCTCTTCGATGTAAATAAGCGCACAATATACAAGGGGCTTCTACCTTACATTCTAGAGTATTTCAAAGACGAGAAATATGAATACTCTTTAGATGAAAGCTTAGAAGAAACCGATGAAATGTCGCTATTCGAAGCTGGCAAGTATTGTGCTGGGCTAGCCCTTTCTATGGAGCCTTATGAATATCAGATAGACGCGTTCTGTCACGCTATAAGAAATCGTCGTGCGCTTTTCTTATCTCCTACCAGTTCCGGTAAATCGTTCATTATCTACCTCATTACGCGGTACTATGAAGGGCGCAAACTTATCATTGTTCCTACTGTTGGGCTTATCAAACAGATGGCAAACGACTTCAACCAATACTCTAATGGTGAGTATGATGGGTTAGATTCGGATAAGTTATGGAAAGAAGATGTGGAAAGTGATGCAATCGTTACTACGTGGCAGTCAATATATAAGCTTCCCAAGGAATTTTTCAATCAATTTGATGTTATAATAGGAGACGAAGCACACCACTTCCAAGCACAAAGTCTAACCGAGATTATGACCAAAGCTCCTAACTGTAAATATAGATTTGGTTTCACAGGGACTATCGATGATTCAACCGCTAATAAATTAGTATTAGAAGGGCATTTCGGTAAAGTATACAGAACTATCGATACCAAGACTTTGATGGATGAAGGTAAAGTAGCAGAACTTCTTATCAAGATGATCACTTTGAAATATCCAGATCATATCAAACAACAAATGGTCAAATTCAAATATCAGGACGAAATAAAATTCTTAATAGGAAATAAAAAGCGAAATAACTTCATAAAGAACTTGACATTATCACTAAAAGGTAATACACTAGTACTATTCCAACGTGTAGCCGAACATGGGGAAGTACTCTTTGAATTGATAAAAAAGGATGCTGGTGACAGAAAAGTTTTTTTTGTTTATGGTGGTACCGATGTAGACACGCGTGAAGACGTTCGCCAGATTATGGAGAAAGAAAAGGATGCTATAATTGTAGCTAGTTATGGTGTGTTTTCTACTGGTGTTTCTATCAAATCTATTAGAAACATTATATTTGCAAGCCCTTCGAAAAGTCGTATCAGAAATCTCCAATCTATCGGGCGTGGGTTGCGCGTGAGCGAGGAAAAAACTAAATGTACTCTATTTGATATTGGTGATGATTTGAAATGGAAATCATGGGTAAATCACACATTGAAGCACCTAGCCACAAGATTCAAAATTTATACAGAAGAGAAATTTAATTATAAGATATATTCAGTAAAACTCAAATAGGAGAAAATATGTTCACCATAGATAAATGTATGCTATTATATCTTAATAATGATAATATAGTAATATGTGATATATTGACGGTTGACTCTCAAAAAAATTATTGTGTCAAAAACCCTCAGGTTATTAATTATGATCAAGAAAACGATATCATATACTTAACTGATTTGTTTGAGAATCTTTCAATTAGTGAAATCTTAGTTATATCTGGTCAAAATGTTCTTACCGTAGGTAAACCACATGAAGAAATTGAGAGAATCTATAGAAAGCGATTAACTGATGGTCTAGAAGATGATGAGGATGATGAATTAGAAGACCTCATAGAGGATCAGAAAGATACTAGAACAGTACATTGAAACACCCTACATATAAGAGAATAGCAATCTGTCAAGAGGAAGTCAAGCAAAAAATGAAGAAAAATGAAAAAAAAGTGAAAAATAATTATGTTGATAATAAAAAGATGTATACGGAAATGGTCAAATATCGCGCACAATATGATGCTGCGATGGCAAAAGGTGAGATTCGCCCTAAGTTATCGAATTATATAGGTAAATGCATATATGACATTGCCGAGCGTCTTTCAATGGCAGGTAATTTCAGAAACTATCCATTCCGAGAAGAGTTGGTGGAAGATGGAATCGAAAATGCAGTCGCGTATGCACATAATTTTAATCCGGACAAGTATAACAACCCATTCGCGTATTTTACGCAAATAATTTATTTTTCCTTCATAAGACGTATTGACAAAGAACACAAAAACTTGTATATTAAGTATAAGGCAATCGAGAAATTTAATCTCGACGCAGCCCTCTCAGGGCAAGATTATTCTGAGACCGTGGTCCAAAGTGAGGGCACTATTGAAAAAATGAATGAATTTATTCGTAAATATGAAGAGAAGCGAGGATTAAATCAGAAATGAAATTTTATGAAAAGGTTGATTAATGAAAATAGTTTTGATAACAGATACCCACTTCGGTGTTCGTAACGATCACCAAGTATTTGCTGAGTATTTTAAGAGATTTTATGAAACACAATTTTTCCCGTTTCTAGACGAACATAATATTACGCATGTAATTCACTTAGGGGATTTGGTGGATCGTCGCAAATATGTGAATTTTGTAACAGCGAACAATTTGTATAATAATCTTATAAAACCACTAGCAGATCGTGATATAACATTTCAATGTCTACTAGGTAATCATGACATTTATTACCGAAATCAGCTAAAAATCAATGCTCTTGCTGAAATGTACCGAAACCAGCCTTCTATCGAGATAATAGACACACCTACTGAAATAAAAGTCGATAATCTCCCAATTTTACTTGTGCCTTGGATATGCGCTGATAATTATGAATCTTGCTTTCATGCCATTGAGAATACCAATGCAGATATTGTTATGGGGCACTTTGAATTAGCAGGATTTGAAATGTACCGTGGGTCGATATGTGAGAATGGAGCATCTATAGATCCATTCCGCAAATTCGAAAAGGTATTTTCTGGGCATTTTCACCACCGCTCAGAATCAGG